GTAACCCAGTCACCGGCATGGAGTTGGTCAGACTTAGCATCAATCGGAACCGCGCGATAAACAGTTATTTTTGCGTCTGGGTTGCCTTTCGCGCCCCTCATAACTGCTACTGAATGTGCATCCCTTGCCCGTTCCTCTGGGATGCCTGACCCGTACCAATGCACAAACTGCGGGTTATCCAGATCATTACCGTACATATCGGCAAGGTCATCCATCGTATTGCGTGACCCATCTATTTCTGCCATTGCTCTGGTTGGGGCTTCATGCGACCCGCGAAAAGATGTATCGGCTACCTTCTCCCCGGTCTTGGTAGCAGCCTCTCTACTGGCACCGGCACTGGCCTCATAAGCTGCGGCCGCGCCGTCCGCGACATCGTCGGCTACATCCGCGAGCCTTGTGCCTTTCAGCCTCTCAATCGCCTGCGGGCTGAACATGGCGCGCTCGACCTCGGCCCACTCAGCAGGCGTGATGTTTGAGTAATGCGGGTCCGCCTTCATATCGTCCATGCGGCGACTGACGTACTTCACCCAGGCCGTGCCTATTTCATCAATCTCGAGACCGCGCGCAACGGCCAGTGCTTTGAACCTGCCGATCCCGGCAACGTCGGCTATCGATAAAATGGTCATGCCGAGCATAAAGCTCAAAGCCTCCCCCTCGCCCTCGCCGAGCGCATTGACAAGGCCGGGTGTAACGCCCTCGTTCCATTTTTCTGTAAGGTAGTTCACAGCCGGTTCGATGGCGTGGCCAACCCCCTCGAGTGTTTTCTGGCCCGATGGCGTGATCGGCATGTACATGCCCGGCACAACCGCGTTACCTTCCATGAGTGTGTTTTCGTAAGCGCCCGCGCCACGCTGGAAGTGCGACAGTCGCTCGCCCTCTGGGCCAGGCTCGACATTCGGATCAGGGTAAAGCTGAGGCTGCAACATGTGCGGGATCGCATCACCGATACCGGCAGCGGCCGAGACAGCGCCCGTGGCCATAGTCGCGCCGAGTTCAATAGCCCCGGCCATCGGGTCGTCCGGCCACACTTCATGGAACTTTTTAAGCGCCCTGCCAACTTTTTTGGCGGCCCGGCCCACGGCCGCAGCCGGACCTCGAGGTGCCAGGTTGTTCCTGACCGGTACGTCCTGGGGATTGCCCGGATACATCGAGGTCGCACGCGGCCGGTCTCGAGAGAGCGTGTTGTCGGACATGCCGCTCCGGATCAGTGCCTGGATGTCGGCGTCAGTGAATCCGTATTCGGCGAGCGTCGCCACTACTGCAGCCTGGCCAGATTATTCTTGACCGGTACGCTCTGCGCGGCACATATATTGCCAGCCTGGTAAGGCATCTACCTCTCCAAAGCCTTATGCAATCGCATGGCTTCGCGGGCAAGGGTGTTATTGATCATCTTCCCCACGCTGTCGTATAGCTTCTGCTCCAGCCTATCCTTGCGGGTTGCGTCCCAGATCGTCTGAAATGACTCGGATGCGCCCTCCGGGTAGGTCGGGTATGCCTCTGCAACAGCTTTGTCGCCGCCCTTGATGATATTGGCTTCCTTGCCGGTTAACTGCCCATAGGCGAGGTCAACCTCGTTATCCAGCGCCCACTGCTGCTCAAGCCGTGCCTGACCAGGGTCGCCGCTGAATCGCCTGAGATTATTCCCTCGCAAACCCTGCTTGATCCAGGCGTCAATATCGGCGTCAGTGAATCCGTATTCAGCAAGGGTGCCCACACTACTGCAGCCTGGTCGGTGGCCCGCTCATACCCCCTGGCAGGCCGGGGATGGTGTTCGGTGCCTGCGGCCGGAGTGAGTTCTGGCCGAGCATCTCACCGACTGCAGCATCTGAATCGATCTCGACCGCGATCTCTTCGCCCTCCATCGTTTTCTTATAGGTCTCGGCGATGATCTTCTGCACCTCGGCCTGCTTGGTCATGGTGTCGGCTTCGGTGTTCAGCACCAGCGCAATCTGCGTGCGCATGTTCAGCTCTTCGGCCTCAGACGGTCCCTGCGGTGCCCACTGCTGCTCTTCATCGGTTTCGGGCGGCACCTTACCGGCCTGGATGTAGTGCTGGCGGACGCGCTCGTGAATCTCGTCGGCACCCGGTACGTCCTGGTACTTGAACACGATGTCCATCGCCAGTTCCTGCAGGATCGGTGAGTTCGGGACCACGGCTTTCAAAAATTCCCCGGCTTCCCGGCGCTGGGTTGCGTGCGTCGGCCCGACATCGACCACAACATCGTACTTGCCCATCTCCATGTCGTGCATGATCTCGCCGTCCGGCCCTGGCTTGTTGATCTCGACATACTCTTCGATGTCGTCCTCGCCGATGATCCTGATCGTGCGCTCGGTGTCGTAGATGGTGGGGATGATGTCGACCAGGATCGTGCCCAGCATCTGGATCGATTGCGCAAGGCTGTCGATGTAGCGGAAGTTGCCGGTCTCGCTCTGGCCCTGCACAAGTCCGACGGCCTCACCCGATTGCTGCGCACCCTGGGCCATGCCCATACTCGGGTCTTGCATACCGGTGGTTGCCTTGATGTCTTCGGCATCCATCTGCGTCAGCGCCACCAGCGTCTGCGGTATCTGCTGGAAGTCCTGGCGCTTCGGCCCCTCTGGCATACGCTTGTCGAAATTGAACGGGACATAGGGCCGATTCTCTTTCGTGATGTTGTCCCAGATAGTCTTGAGACCTTCGACCATCCTGGTTGTGACCAGGTACGGCGTCTTCGGCGTGTTCACCGCAGCCTCGACAATCGATGTTTTGGAGTAGTTGTAGCTGGTCTGGGGATCGCGGGCGTTGCGCGTTAAGCCCTTGTACTGCTCCCGGTTGCGGATGATCCGGCGCTTACCCCAGACCGGCACGACCGGGAAGAACCGCCAGTTGTACTCAATCGGGCCGTCCAGAATGTTCCAGCCCGAGAGCATGAACCACTCAATGGTGTAGGCTTCGACATCCCTGGTCTTCGCAATCTCAACGCCCATCGCCGCCCAGGTCTCGTCCGAGAGCTTATCGATCTCGGATTGCCACACGATGCGGCCGTCCGATAGCTGAACGAGCGTCTTCGTGCCCCACTTCTTGCGATAGTATTCTGCGACGTTGACCAGTCGCCCGTTGCGCCAATACTCGGCGTCGGTGTAGTTGTCCCACGAGTTCGGGGAGAAGTCAGGCCACTGCCGGTCGTAGCTGTCCTCGCTGATCCACTTCGTAACGAAGCAGAAGTCGCCGTCCTGTTTGTGCCACTCCTCGGCACCGGGGTCAAACCAGGCCGTCGCATTGGGATTGCGCAGCCCCTTGATAAAACAGTCCTGGTCAAAGCTGTCGTCGTTGTTGTACTCGTTCACGACCCTGAAGCACCCGAAGCCACCGCCGACGGAGTTCTCGAATTGCTCGTCGTAATGATTCTTAGCCCCTGAGATGTTCTCGATATTCCGGATCATGCCGGACATGACCTTGGCAGTTTCCTTGTCGCCGCCTTCAGTAGGAATTGTCTTGATACCTAACCGGGTTTTGCGCTGGTCGCCCACAATCTGGTCGATAGCAGGCTCGACACGGTTGTAACTGAAACACGGGCGCTCGAGTCTGTTGGCCTTGACCGTGGCATCCCACTGCTGCTCGGGATCGAATGCGAACTCGAGGTCGGCCTGGCATTTCTGGCGCTCGAGGATGTCGTTTGTGTAGGCGTCATGGTAGTTGTTGCGGGCTTCGCGGATCAGGGCGTCTTCGTCGGTGCCTTTCGCCGGTCCCTCAACGCCCTTCGGATCACGCCTGGCTATGTTGCTCTTATCAGCCATCAGAATACGAACTGGCGTTTGCCACTACCGTGAGTAGGGAGCGGGATGTCGAAAGTGTCTTCGTCACTTGGGAGCGGGTCGGTCGGTCTCGGGTAGACGATGTCCATGTCCTCGTCCTCGATCCTGGCGAGCGAGTCGAGCATATCATCGTGACCCAGAATTGGAAAGGCTTCGTACTCTTCCTCGACGAAGATGTTGACCAGGTCTTCGTTGCGGCCCTCGTAGTTCGGCCGGTAATACTCTTCCGGCAGGATCAGGGCGTGGCGCTTGAACACCGGTATCAGCCTGCGTATGCGGTCCTCTTTCGACAGTGGACCGCCCAGCGGCGTGATCTCGAACTCGTACCCTTCCCGCCTCATAACGGATTCGATGTGCTGGATGTCTGAGTCCTTACCATACTTTTCATACCCGACCGTGCGCACTTGCAGGCCCAGGGCAGTGTACTTTTTGTGCAGGTCGATAAGCCACTTCGTTCGCTCGGTCAGGTTCAGCCGATCCCTGAGTATGTCCCTGGCCCGGAGCTTCTGATCGATGCACGCCTCGAGACCCCAGCCAGCGGTGTAGTCGCTTTTCTTCTTCTTCTCGTTCGCCGGGTCGACGATGATGTACATGATCCCGGCCGCATCGGTCTCATACGGCTTGTAATGCCGCAGCCACTTTTTCTTAAAGCCCTGCACTTCGTCAGCTTTCGGGTTCAATAGCATCTGGCACGCAAATACATACGGCCCCATCTTTCGGCGCTTGGCGTCCAGGTATTCCTGGGTCTGCAGTACCGGCTTACCTGTTTGCTTACCGTTTTCCTTCGACGGGTAGCACGGATTGACGCGCGTCTTGATACCGCGCTTCAGCATCACGTTGTAGGTGTCGTTGTATCGGTACCTGGTCCCGGTGAATCGCTCGAAGCCGCCCTCGACGCCCAGATTGTACGACATCTCGAGCGAGTCCGTGGTTTTCACGATCATGGAAGTGCTGCGCACCGACTCCAGTGTGACGATGTCGTCGTAGCAGCGGATGAAGAAGTGCTTCGACGTTGGCTGGCCGTCAACCAGTCCGTGCGCCTCTACAGTGGATTCCTTGGGATTCGACTTGCGCTTGACTACCAGACCGTCATCTTCCGACCACTTCGGAGCCTCGCGCTTCGGCTCTGAGTACAGGATGTCTGGGAACAGCGACTTCAGAAGCTCGTTGGACTCGAACTCTTGTTTGATCTGGCGCAGGAAGCCCTTGGATATTGGCCGGGTATGGCTGAAGATGCCGATGGTGACTTCGCGGCCGCCCCACTTCGGATCGGGATCATCACCGTGACTGCTGAGTATGTCCTGCATCGTCAGCGCAAACGTGATGATCGTGGACTTGTAATGCTCCCTGGCCCAGAGGTCGAGCGTGCCATTCGGGTCGGTCTCTACATCCCGGCACCTGGTTATCAGCCAGTTCGCCTTCGGGTGATTCCAGACATCGTCGCGCCCGCAGATGTAGCCAAGCAGGAAGAACAGGTCGGTGCGCGCCAGGTGGCGGCTTTGCTCAATTCGCTGGCTCTCCGGCAAGTTCGAGAGTCCGGCGCTCAAGTTCCGATATTGCTGTATGTCTGTGAGTGTGCTCGACATGCCCGCCTACCTCTTGCCGACGCTTGTACTCGTCGGGGTACATATTCGTCATCGCGAAGATTGTAGCAGTTACGTTGCCGACGCCCTCTTCGGCCTGCTTGCGTAAGTGATGTGCCCACCATGCGTGTGCCAGCTCGCGTCCCGCCTTTATGGTTATCGAAAACTCAGGCTCATCTACCAGCCATCGGTCCCACAGTGCTTGACTAAACGAGCCGCGCCAGCCGTGGATCATAGCCCTGATCTCGATGTCCTTGGCGCCTTCCCGGTAGCGTTCAATGATCTGCGACATCCAGTCTTCAGGCAACCCGGCTTCAGCCAGTGTTACCAGCGGTCGCCCACCAGGGCCGGGCAGCAACTCACCCTCAATGGCTTCAGCCTTGCCGTTGCCTTTCTTACCGGGTTTCTTTTTAGCGGCCACTGCGCCTGACTCGCCTTTCCATTGCTTTCTCAGCCCGAGCCGGATATCCATCGTAATCGTTCATTGGACTGTTCCCAGTAACGCTATTGTTCCGGTTATAAAGTTTCGTCTGTCCACCACTTCACCTCCAGGTTCATCGTATTATGTCGCCCTCGTCTTTGGCGATCCACGGAAAGACCTTGAGCAATTTGTGCGGCTTGGTCAATGAGAACCACATAACCCTGATTGGATTGAAGATGTTACTGGA